GCTCAACTACTACGAACGCCTGCCGGGTGGTGGCAAGGCACACGCAAAAGCGAACCCGCTGCACACGCTCCTTCATGATGAACCTAACCCCGAGATGAGCTCGCTCCAATGGCGTGAGGCCTCGATGGCGCACTTGTTGCTTCATGGAAATTCTTACTCTGAAATCGTGCGTGACCTTGAGGGCAATGTGGTCGAGCTCTGGCCCATTGACCCTACGATGGTAACGCCCAGGCGCACCGACTCGGGGGAGCTTTACTACGAACTCAACCGGGGAAAGTCTTTCATCACCGCTGGCAATATGTTGCACATACCCGGTCTATCATTCGATGGCATCTCAGGCATCAGCGTGATCGGGTTGGCCCGCCAGTCGATCGGGCTATCGATGGCAATCGAATCCTTTGGCGCTGGCTACTTTGGGCGGGGGGCGAGGCCCGGTGGCGTGTTGACTTTCCCTGGGCAACTCTCACCCGAAGCAAGGCAGAACCTTCGCAGATCGTTCGAGGAACTTCACGCCGGTGGTGCCAACTCTCACCGGGTCGCCCTCTTGGAAGCGGGCCTTAAGTGGGAAGCCATCGGCGTGCCTCCCGATGACTCGCAGTTCCTTCAGTCGAGAGAGTTCCAAATCATCGAGATCGCCCGCTGGTTCAACCTACCACCGACTAAACTAAAAGACCTTTCAAAGACTTCGTACAACTCCCTCGAACAGATGGAAATCTCGTTCGTCGTGGACACCCTGCGCCCGTGGTTGGTGCGTTGGGAACAGCAACTCAACCGCAAGATCATTCGCCCTCAAGACCGTGGCAGCTACTTCTTTGAGTTCAATGCCGATGGAATATTAAGAGGCGATCAGGCCTCTCGTTACAATGCTTACTCGGTCGCTCGCAACTGGGGCTGGCTCTCGGTTAACGAGATCCGAGAAAAAGAAAACATGAACCCGATCGAGGGTGGCGATGTGTATATGCAGCCGATGAATATGCAGGCACTCGGCACCGCACCCACGGCAGCGCCCGCAACCGATCCGAGTTTGATGGCAACCCAACCAACACCACCAACCTTACCAAACCCTCCAGCGGACACTCCGACCCGCTCTCATGAGTCCATCATTCTGAGACTCCTAGACGATGCAGGCGAGCGCCTGCAAAATGTGGAGTGTAGCGCCGTGAAGAGGTTTGCCAACAAACCAGCAGAGTTCTTAACCAAGCTCGATCACTTCTGTGCCGAGCATCGGGCCCGCGTCGTGTCCGCCTATGCACCCGTGCTCGAGGCGTTTGGCCTGACCACCGATCTCGATGGCCATGTCCAGCGCCACCTCGACCAGTTCCGCTCGACTTGGTTGGACTTCTCAGGATCAGTGACCGCAGCGAAACTTGCCGAAGCAGTTTCCGAAAAGATCAACACCATGAAAGGGGTCAAAGATGAAAACTAATACCGTTGAACGCAGGTTCAGCACCGAGCTCAGAGTCGATGTCGCAGCGCAGAAGATCATCGGCTATGCGGCCAAGTACGATCTCTCGAGCGAAGACCTTGGCGGCTTCAGGGAGTTCGTTCGCCCTGGTGCATTCACCCGCTCCCTCGACAGCAACCCCGATGTGAGGGCGCTCATTGATCACAACCCGAGCCTCATCCTCGGGCGCACCGTCTCGGGCACGCTAAGACTCGAGAGCGACGCGACAGGGCTCAAGGTTACCATCGACCCGCCTGACACCCAGTATGCTGCCGACCTCATGGCGGTCATGGCTCGGGGTGATGTCTCGCAGATGAGCTTTGCTTTCACCACTAGTGAAGACGCTTGGGATCTGGTGGACGGTAAACGGGTGCGCAGTCTTCTCGCCGTGGAGCTCCACGATGTGAGTGTGGTGACCTACCCCGCTTACCCGGACACCAGTGTTGCGGTGAGGTCACTATCGATCTACACCCAGGACGCCATCCGGTCAGCGCAACGCATCCGCGAGCTTCGCCTCCGGGGCGATCGGTAGTCCAGCAACATGAACTAAGGACTCGCCTTAGTTCACGCAAACGCCTTTCCGTGGACTAGGGTGGGGGAATTCCTCCACCCCCCCCTTTTTTTTTGGCACGATTGTTGACGGATCGCAGATCCGTGGTTTAATCAATTATCGAAATCAGTGCAGTCTTTACGCACAGTTTCCCGAACTAGGGGCCTGTGCGTTTTTTTATGTCTCTCACCGAGACTGATGCACTGCCCTAATACCGCAAATATTAGGAAGAAATCCAATGACCGAAATCGAAACCCTGCGCAACCAGCGCACCGCAAAACTTGCCGAAGCCCGTGCGATCCACGCTAACGGCACCACCGAAAAACGAGAACTGACACCCGAAGAAGCCGCAGCTTTTGAAGCTTTGGTCGCTCAAGTAGACGAACACGAAGCCCGCATCACCGAGATCGAAGGCGGCGCAGCTCCAGCAGAAGAAGCCGCACCCGAAGAAGCCGCTTCTGCTCGCAGTAATAAGCTTGCAAGCTTGGAAGCCTCTTCCAAAAGACCCGCAGTGCGAAGATCTTCACCGATCGAAGCGCCTGCGTTTGTGCGCGATTTTGGCGATCGTCAGTCAACTTCAGATAGAGCACTGGCCTTACGAGGATGGCTCGGATTTCACTCCGTAAACGGTGCCTCCAATGAGCAGAGAAACGCTGCACAGCGCTCTGGCTTAGAACTTGGGAACAATCGCCTATCATTCAAATTGAATGCAAAAGCTCCTAGGTCGCAAACCGAAGCTCGTGCTCAGTCCCTTTCCGGTTCCGCTGGCGGTTATACCGTGCCACAGGGTTTCTTGAATCAGCTTGAAGCGTCTTTGCTGGCTTTCGGTGGGATGCGAGAAGTCGCAACCATCCTGAGAACAGCAGAAGGCAATGACCTGCCGATTCCTACCGTTAGCGATCACAGTAATGTTGGTGCCATCCTTGCTGAGAATACTCAAGTCGCTGAACAAGATGTAACCTTCGGCCAGATCACTTTGAAAGCTTATAAGTATTCATCGAAACTCATTAGGGTTTCCGCTGAGCTCTTGCAAGACTCTGCGATCGATCTAGAAAGTTTCATCGGCGGCGCTTTGGGCGAGAGGATCGCAAGAATCCTTAACACCCATTTCACCACGGGTGACAACTCCTCGAAGCCACAAGGCATCATTGCTTCGGGTGCTGGTGTGACCGCTGCTTCTGCAACGGCTATCACCTACGGTGAATTGGTTGATTTGCAGCACAGTGTTGACCCAGCTTATCGTGGCAACGCCAAGTTTATGATGCACGACTCGACCTTTAAGGCGATCAGGAAGTTGCTCGACGGACAAAACCGTCCGATCTTCCAGCCTGACATCACCGCCGCTTCTCCTGGTACTTTGCTCGGTTCGCCGATCGTGATTAATCAAGATTGTGCAACGATCGCAGCATCTGCCAAGGCAGTGTTCTTCGGTGACTTCAGCAAGTATCTGATTCGAGATGTTCAAGATTTCACCCTCTTGCGCCTTGAAGAAAGATATGCCGACTATCACCAAGTTGGCTTTGTTGGTTTCTCCCGTCATGATGGTCGCATCTTGGATGCGGGCACTGATCCGATTAAGCATTTAGTCATGGCTGCTGCTTAATATGAAACTCAGATTTCATACTTCTGTAGCGGGCTTGTCGTTCACTTATGATGCAAATCTGGTGTACGACCTCCCGCTCGATGAAGCGGCTAATTGCATCCGACTCGGTTGGGCGAGCGCTGTTGAAGCGCCCGCTCCTCCGGTCTCGGAAACCCGACAAATCAAGGCTGAGAAGGCAACCTCGAAAAAACAAAAAGAGAAACGCTAATGCTCACCGTCGTCACTCCTCCAGCGACCGAACCGATCACCCTTGCAGAAATGAAACTGCACAGCCGTATCGATGGCAACGACGATGACGCTCTAATCAATACGCTCATCACCGCAGCACGACAGCAGCTCGAGCAGATGGCCAGTCATAAAATGGTGACGCAGACTCTTGCGCTTTCGATCGATGACTTCCCCGACTCTGGCATCCTCTATCTCGAAGGCCCAGTGCAATCGGTGAGCTCAATCCAATATTACGACCTCGATGGCAACCTTCAAACTTGGGATGACGAACTTTATCAGGTTGACATCACCTCGAACCCGGGCCGTGTCATGCCCGCTTACGATGAGGATTGGCCTGATTACTTAGATGATTACAACTCAATCGTGGTGACTTATGTCGCAGGTTGTGGCAACGCAGCAGCGGTGCCAGCGATTTTAAAACAAGCGATCAAGATGCTCGTCGGCCACTGGTACAACCAGCGCGAGACAGTAGGAGAAGCGCAGGGCTACGAAGTGCCCTACGCAGTCGATAACATCGTCAAAATGTTTAGCCGAGGGATTGTCAACTAATGCTCAAAGCAGGCGAATTAACACAGAGAATAAGCTTTCAGCGTGATGAATCTACTACCGTGGATGATTACGGTCAGGTGACCCGCTCATGGAATACCTACTACACGACCTGGGCGAGTGTTCGCCCGCTCTCAGGCAGGGAGCAAGAGCAGGGCATGGCGAGGCAGGCTTCCATCTCGCATCGTGTGCGTGTGCGTTTTAAAGATGGCATCCTTCACGGCGATCGCATCTCAATGGGTAGTCGCACGCTTG